CCGCCATTGATATGGTAGAAGCTCGAAGTGATGCTTTTTATGTAATGGATTTAAATGAAGTTAATGATTCAATAAACACCGCTGTAAACGCAACAGATGGTTTAGATACCAATTACGCTGCTGCCTATTATCCATGGGTTAAAGTACTTGATACCTCAAGAAATAGGCCAATATTTGTACCGCCATCAGTAGTAGTACCAGGTGCTATTGCTGCAAGTGATGCTATGCAAGCTGAATGGTTTGCCCCAGCAGGTTTAAATAGAGGTGTATTAGGAAACGTATTAGAAGCACGAATTAGATTAAATCAATCCGAAAGAGATGATTTATATGAAGCAAGTATTAACCCAATAGCAACCTTCCCACAAACAGGAGTTTGTATTTGGGGTCAGAAAACACTACAACTAAAATCATCAGCATTAGATAGAATTAATGTTCGTAGATTATTAATTGCTGTTAAGAAATTTATTGGTAGTTCTTCAAGATATTTATTATTTGAACAAAACACATCAGCTACGCGTAATAGATTCTTAAATATTGTAAACCCATATCTAGAATCAATTCAATCAAGACAAGGTTTATTTGCTTTTAGAGTTCAAATGGATGAAGCTAATAATACATCAGATGTAATCGATAGAAATCAATTAGTAGGCGCTATTTATTTACAACCAACTAAAACAGCTGAATTTATTATATTAGACTTTAATGTTCTTCCAACGGGGGCAACATTTGGTGAATAAGAATAAAAGAACCTATATTTATAATAGAATAAAATAAATTAACGATGGCAATATTAAATACAAACGAAATGATGTTCACGGCTTTCGAGCCAAAACTTAAGAATAGGTTTGTAATGTTCATAGATGGTATCCCTGCTTTTTTAGTAAAACAAGTACAAAAACCAACTATATCATTCTCAGAAGTAACTCTTGATCACATTAATGTAAAAAGAAAAATCAAAGGTAAAGCTAACTGGGATGATGTAACATGTACATTATATGATCCAGTTACCCCATCAGGCGCCCAAGCAGTAATGGAGTGGGTTCGTTTATCTCATGAATCAGTTACAGGTAGAGATGGTTATTCTGATTTCTATAAGAAAGATATTAGATTTAACGCATTAGGTCCTGTAGGTGATGTAGTTGAAGAATGGATCTTAAAAGGAGCTTTTGTTCAACAAGCTAATTTTGGAGATGCTGATTGGTCTTCTTCAGATCCCTCTGACATCCAACTTACAATTAAAATGGATTACGCTATTCTAAATTTCTAAAATATACTTCTCTCCCGAAGTTGCGAGGCTGGACGTCATTTTTTGACGTCCTTTCTTACCCCTATATATGTATATCTGAATAAGTTTTAAATAAAATAATGTTATGGAACAAACAAGTTATAAGTTTCCTTCAGAAATGGTTACGTTACCCTCAAAAGGTTTACTCTACTCCGAAGACAGTCCTTTAAGAAAAGGTGAAATAGAAATGAAATATATGACCGCCCGTGAGGAAGATATTCTTACAAACCAAAATTACATTCAAAATGGCACAGTTATAGATAAATTATTACAATCTTTAATTGTAACCCATATTAATTATGATGATCTATTAGTGGGGGATAAAAACGCCATATTAGTAGCTTCTCGTATTTTGGGTTATGGTAAGGATTATAAATTCAATTTTTTAAACCCCAAAACAGGTAAAGAAGAAATTACTACGGTGGATTTAACTAAAATTGATGATAAAACTTTAGATGAAGGTAAAGTTACAAAAGGCAAAAACGAATTTAGTTTTAGTTTACCTATATCTAAAGTATCAGTTACTTTTAAACTTCTAACCCATGGTGATGAAGTTAAAATGAGCCAGGAATTAAAAGGGTTAGAAAAATTAGGTAAAGGTAGTACATTTTTAACCACAAGAATGAAGCATACAATTTTATCAATAGATGGTAATTATGATACTATTAAAGTTAGAGAATTTGTAGATAATTATTTATTAGCAAGAGATTCCAAAGCCCTTAGAGATTACATAAAAGAAATAATGCCCGATGTTAAACTAATGTTTGATTATGAAGGACCTGACGGTAAAGTGGTTGAGGAGGTTCCAATCCCTATAGGGGTTAACTTTTTTTGGCCTGAATCCTGAACATAGATCCAATATTTTTAGAGAAGTACATGATTTAGTATTTCATGGGGGTGGTGGGTTTATACATTCTGAAGTTTATAATATGCCTATATGGATGAGAAAACACCATATTATGTTAATTAATGAAAACTTCAAAGAACAAGAAAAAGCCATGAAAAAATCTCAAAATAGAAGCCAAAGCAGTGGGGTTTCTAGGCCTAATATAAAACCCTCAACAACCTATAATATTTAAAAGAAGATGTCATAAGACATCTTTCTTTTTTTAATATTTATAACAAAACACCCCTATGGCCGAAGATAATAAAGAAAATTTAAACATCCAGAAGAAAATCTTTGATACTCTAATTCAAACCAATAAAAGACAGGTTGAATTTCAGAAAAACTTAGGTTTAAGTGCGGGGGAAGCATTAAAATTATCCCAAGAATTAGGTAAATCCGCTGATTTAAGTGGGAATATAGCTACCAATTCAATAGCAGCCGCCAAAGCCTTAAGTGGGTTAAATAAAGAATTAGGAATAGGTACTTCTTTACTTGCTAAACAAGCAGTTGAAATAGGAAGATTTGCCCGAACATTAGACCTTTCAGCAAAATCCCAAGCAAATTTAGCCAAAACATCTGTACAAACAGGTAGATCAATAAAATCACAATTATTATCTCAAGTAGGGGTAGTAAAAGGAGTTGAAGCTGAGTTAGGAACTCGATTAGATATTCGAGGAGTATTAGATGAAGCTAACTCCATTAGTGGTCAAATACGATCTCAATTAGCTGCCAACCCAGCTGCTTTAGCCAAAACAGTAGCCGTAACTAGAGAATTAGGATTTGAATTAGATAAAATAAATGGTTCTAGTAAGGCCTTATTAAACTTCCAAAGCAACATTGAAGCAGAATTAGAAGCAGAATTACTAACAGGCCGACAATTAAACCTAGAACAAGCTCGTTTATTTGCTTTAACGGGTGATTATGAAGGGTTAACTAGAGAAATTGCAGCTAATGTAGGTGATTTTTATGAATTTAGTAAATTAAATGTTTTACAACAAGATGCAATTGCCAAATCTGTTGGTATGACATCGGATTCATTATCTGATCAACTATTTAATCAAGCATCTATTACTGAATTAAAAGAAAAAGCCAGAATGGAAGGTGATGCTGAAACATTAAGAAATTTAGAACAACTTGATGTGCAGCAAAAATTAGCAGTAATATTTGAAAAAATGCAAGCTTCATTTGTTAGTATAGCAAGTATATTAGAACCCATTTTTACAGGATTTGAATTTTTAACAGCCAATGCCTCTAGATTTTATGGTACATTAGCGGGGATAGCTACTATGACCGCAATAATAAAAAGAGAAACCATAAAAACAGCATATGCAAATATTGTAGGGGGAGCAATGAAAAACTTAGGACCTCTTGCAGGGGGTATAGCAGCAGGAATAGCAGTAGCAGGTCTTACAAGTCTTATAACTTCAGTAGATGATGTCGCAATCCCTCCAGGAGGAGCATCTTTTATATCAGGACCCGCAGGTTCTTTTAAATTAAATCCTAAAGATGGATTAGTAGCAGGTACTAACCTAGGAGGGGGTGGAGGAGGAAAATCACCTGAAGAAATTGTAACTATGGCCGCTAAGGCAGCAACACGTGCAATATCAGTTGATTTTAACTCAGTTCGATTTAATTCAGTAAATTCAGTAGACGCTGTATTTGCTTAATATGTATAAATAAATAATATATTATGGCACTCAAAGATTTATCATCATTATATGACTTAGTAGGAGGAACCCAACCAGTAGGTGATATGGAAGACATATCAGGTGGTCCCCAATTTGATTTGGGAAATACTTCTACACTACAGCAAGATTCACTACTTAATATACCAGTTGATTCACCCTACCAAGATTTAAATGGGGAACCAGGCCCACAGTTCGATTTAGGTGAAGACTCTATGTTACAACAAAACTCCTTATTAAGTATACCTGATGCATCAGAATACCAAGATTTAAATGGTGTAAATGGCCCTTCATTTGATTTAGGAACCACTTCTACTCTACAGCAAGATTCACTACCAAATATACCAATCCAATCACAATACCAAGATTTAAATGGAGAAACCCCTTCACAATATTTAGATAATTTACCTCAGTAAAATGGCTTTAAAAAAATTATTATCAAATTTAGAAGAAGGTAATCCACCTTCTAGTGTAGCTCAAGATTATACATTTCACCAAACATATAATCACGGGAGTTCGACTTCTATTTTTGATGGGGGTTTTAATTTTGAACAAAGAAGTTTTGAATTTAAAACAAATAATTTTTATGATAGACCAGGACAAGGGTTTAGTAGAGAACCATTTATAAATAAAAAAGTACAAATCCCCGACTTAGATAAAGGCCCATCTAGATTTTTAGGGTTTATAGATAGTTTAACTGATGGGGCTATAAGAGGGGGAATCACCACAGCAATATCTAGATCAGGACAAGATTTAGTTAGAATAGGTAAATTTTTCTTATCACAAAGAGGTATAGGGTTTTTAACTACACAAGTAGGACTACAGTTAATGAATCCCAAAATTGAAGAAGGGGGCAGAGGAGGAGTATTTTCGGGGATAAGCCAAGTAGTCAATAAAATCACAGGTGGTGAAAATAGAACATATAATTTAGGGATAAATACTTTGGCCCAGGTAGCCAGTAATTTTAGTGGTGTTCATTTTGATAGAGCGGGTGTCTCTCCTATAAGGGACGATAGAACAAAATACGCTACAACAGTATTTGAAACAGAAACTAATAAAAATAGATTAGTTGAATTAAGAGAAAATCATCTAATAAACCCTGAATCAGTAGATCCCTTTACTCGAACAGGTTTAGCTAAATTTTTAGGATTAGAAGGTACTGGATTTGGTGATTTTTTAAATAATGCCGTCAACACAGGAAAAATTATAGTAGATAAAGCTAAAGGTTTATTAGGAATTAGTGATAATATATTATATGATTATGGGGCGGGACCTAGTAGTATTTTAGGGATAGGAAGAACTACTATAAGAAAATACCAAGACTCAAAAGTTCCTGCTACTTTTAGAGAAGATTTAAATGGAGGGTTAGACAAAACACATACTTTAACTATCAACCCTCTTATAGTTGATCAAGTATTTACTACACCTGATTCCCTACAAAGTAATGATAGAAATTATATACCTAGATCATCAGAAAAGTTTGATAGACCTGAAGATTCTTATAGAGAAAACAACCATAGAATTAGAGCGGGTAATCCTGGATCTATTACAAATGATTTTGGTGCCAAAATCTCAGATCAAAGAGTAAATGCCTTTATATATAAAACAATAGATAAAATTAATTATTTAGAACCTTTTAACCAAGGAACAGTCCCATGGGAAAATACAAGAGATTTTGTAAAATTTTATTTTAATGTTATAACCCCCGGGACAAATGTTAGATTAGCTTTTAGAGCATTTTTGGATGACTATAATGATAGTTACACAGGTAATTGGAATAAATTCAATTATGCGGGTAGAGGTGAACCCTTCTTTACTTACAATAACTTTGATAGGCAAATTAATTTTAGTTTCAAAATAGCAGCCCAAACTCGACATGAATTAAAACCCATTTATAGAAAATTAAACTATCTAATCAGTTCAACAGCTCCTACTTATGGAACAGGAGGTAGAATGAGAGGTACATTTGTAAAAGCAACTATTGGGGATTTATTAAGAGGTAACAATGATGGGGTACCTGGATTTTTTAATAATTTATCTATATCATGGCAAAAAGATTACCCATGGGAAATAGCTATGGATGAACCCGAATTAGGTCAAGATACCCAAATGTATGAACTACCACACGTTTTAGATGTAAAATGTTCATTTACCCCAATCCATGACTTTATACCTAAAACAGGTACCACATCAACATTTATTATGCCTTATGAGTCAAAAGGAAAAAACTGGAAAGGAGCAGTTGCTAATTCAGAAGCAGAAGCTCTACCTAAGTCACCTGAAGGTTTTGGATTTATGGGATTAGATCCTTTAACATCTAATATTTTAGATACAAGTGATCTCCCTATATCATTTACAGGCCCCCAAAACCAAGAATTCCCAGATAATGATTTTGATTTTTCACCTTCACAAAATTACTAAGTTATGGCAAACAGATATAGAAACACACCTATAAGAGTAGACGAAAATAAAAATCGTTATCATACTAGTACCTTATACCCCGAAATATCTCCTAATGTAAATGATATATATTTCATAACCCAAGTAGGTGATAGATTAGATATTTTAGCTAATACTTACTATCAAGATACTTCTTTATGGTGGGTGATAGCAAGAGCAAACCCAGATAAAGTAAGAAGAGATGGGTTATTAGTAAAACCTGGTGTACAAATTAGAATACCCTCTAATATTCAAGGAATATTAAGTGATTTTGAAAATCTAAATAGAACTAGATAATGTCTATATTTAAGGAAAGTTTTAAAGATTCTGTTAAAAAACAAATAGAAATAAGGCAAAATCAAATTAGCCAAGGGGATAGAACCCACTTTCTTCAAAGACAATGTACTATTAGAATGGCTTCGGGGGTAGATATTACCCCTAATTATATTTTTGAAGGAAATTTTGAAGCTAAAGAATATGTACTAGAAGGGGGGACCAAACCATTTGGGAAGTCTTTACGTGGGGGCTTTAATGGTGCATATGACTCCCCCTCAGACGGTTTTGGTAATGTCCCAATGCCTGGTATTACTAATGTTAGTATAAAAACCCTTACAGCTTATGGTTCTTTAAGGGGGGCAACTGTTAATTTTGAGTGTCATAGTAGAAAACAATTAGATATATTAGAATTATTATATATGAGACCGGGTTACCCATGTTTATTAGAGTGGGGATGGTTACCTTATTTAGAAAATGGGGGTAGTACTCAGAATAATATTGTGTTTATATCAGATAATGAAGATTTTTTTATTAAGGGGAAGTACACACAAGATAGTTTACAACAAAAAATTATTGATGAAAAAGAATTGAATAGTAGTAATTATGATGGTTTATATGGTATTGTAAAAGACTTCAAAATAAATATTAGAAACGATGGTGGTTTTTCATGCACCACAGAATTAATAGCAGTAGGTGAAGTTCTAAGTAGTTTAAAAGGTAATTTAAGTAAAAATAACCCCCTAAAACATTCTTTAGAAGAATTTTTAGAAGATTTTAATAACTATGCCACATTTATAACTAATTTTATATCTGATGAGGACTTAGAAGAAGCAATTGAAGAAACAGAAGAAGCATCAACAAAAACAATTTCTAGAAAAAATCTGTTGGGTAATAGATCATCAAGAGTTATTCAAATCGAACAAGCTGAATTATTAGAAAGAAAACCAAAAGCTAAAAAATTATTAGAGAAAATCAAAGAACTAGGATTTAAAAGAAACAAAGATTATATAATTAATCTACAAAACCTTGACACAGATCCTAAATCG